CGGTTTCCAACATCCGTTTCCATACCTAACGGGAGACTACGTCATGAACTACCGTGTGTGAGTTCCCAACATTGGTACACACACGATGTTACCTACCCAAGTTTCCCGACATTGGAGGTACCGGACCCAAGTTTTAAAAATCCGATGGAGATTACTCCGTGAAATACCTGAGTACCTTCAGATGTTCCTCGACATACAGTACATTCCCGGGGAGGTCCATGTCATAGGTAGCAACCAGGTAGTCCCCTACAGTATCATACGTCGCGACTATATCCCGTGCTTTTTTCACGCCGACCCGTGAGATACCGTAGTTGTAATCTGTACCCATGACGATGGCTATGTCAAGAAACATGGAGTGGGACCTCATACCATGGAACTTGTAGTAGTCCCGGCACTTCATGGTCATATACGTGGTGGGAGACACAAGGGTTGTCCTGCTGTTCCCGAACAGGAAGATATCCACGTCCTCCGTCAGGATGTACCGGTAGTTCCTCCCGCAGTACTTATCTGCCTCGAGAACTTTTATGCCGTCCAGTAACTCCACTACCTTATCCCGGAGTATGTCTCGGTCTACATTCTGACGTTCCCGATATAGGTTACGCTTGAGTTTGGGAACCCCGTAACTGTACACAAGTTCGTAACTGCCGAGGGGTTTGCACATGTTTAGTATCGCCCGTTTACACTTCCGGGGGTTAAGAATGTCCATCCTCATACACAGGAAAACCAGAGAGTCCACATCCACGGCGACGGTGACATCCGGGGGTATTATCCTGTCCCTCCACCCGGTGTTGTCCTCTGACAGTTTTTTATAGTTGGAGTTTAACAGATGTAACTTCCTAGGTATAGCCATAACGAAAGTGAGACCGACATGTGTGCACTCAGGGATGTCCTCAGATTTCTCACAAAATGGAACCTAAAGACGTACCTAAATCACCGACTCCCTCCCCCACTAAAAGTGCCACGAAGAAGAAGCGCATCTCCCGTGATGTTAAAGCCGTGGACGACATCCGTGTCATACACCAACTCGAACTTCTGAGGCAACAGCGGAAGACACCTAGAGTTCTTTAAAAGATATTGAGACCGCCTGTTGGGAAGAGACCGGCCGGCGTCCTTTACAACGATGTCTCCTAAAAAACTTTCTACAAAGAGTTCCAAACCTACGGCTGTCAAAGCACCTGTGGTCAAGAAGAAATCTACCAAGGTTAAACAGGTGGTTTCTTCGTCTGAATCCGAGTCTGACTCCGAGTCCAACTCCAGTTCCGAGTCCGAGTCCGAGGAAGAAGTACCTCCACCTCCCCCGGTTGTCAAGAAGTCCAAGTCCAAGGTCAAGAAACATGAGCCTGAACCCGTCGTTGAGGTAGATCCCATCTCCAACCAGATGAAGGAACTCATCGCCACTCTCCGTGATATCAGCGTGTCCCTTGACATAGTGGCCAGACATGTGTCCGAGGAACCTCAACCTGTTGTTCAACCCGTGGTCCAACCCGATGTGTTGGCTGAACTCGATCGTATCCTTGCTGCGACCAGTAAGACCATCATCATCACCAACAAGGAATCCACCGTCGAGGAACTGCGTCTCACCGACACTGTCAAGTACGGAAGTTTTCAGGATCTGGTCTCCCAACACGCTGTTGAGGAAGATGTGGTTGACACCAACGTAGACTAACTTCGTGTTATTCATCTACGTTTTTTAAAAACTTAGGTAATGGTAAACAACTTGCTGCCAGTACCTGCATCGGGTAGGCTACCTGTCACCAACTGGGAGTACACCGAGGTAGTCACGTCGATCTTCTCACCCGTGTCCAGAATTCCCTTGATATCCTTCTTGGGTCTCTCAAAGGCAATGGATGCCAGGAACCCTTTGTCCTTTAACATGGGGTTGTCCTTCTTGAAGGCACTGACGTACCCTTTACACGTCATGAAGTCAGCGATGAAGCTGGAACTCTTCCTGTTCCCACACTTGGCCAGTACCTCCGAGTAGATAACCTCGCGAGCTGCCTCGAGTCCGAAGGTAAGTTCCACGTCGTAGATATCGTTGCTGATGACGGTGGTGGGGTCCACGTACTTGTGGGTGCATACCTCGTGAAGGGAACTGCCGGTTGTTACGAGGACATCCGAGGTGATATCACATGAAGTCACACCTTCCACACCAAAGGTTTCATCGATGAGCGACACGATGCTGGACAACTCGATGAGGTTGGAGATGTGCACGTCGATGATACCCATGAAGTCCGGGGAGTGGTACACATGGTCGTAGTTACAGAATATGTTCCTCACCACGTACCCCAGTGTTCTACAATCCTTCTTCAACCGTTGGTAGTCCAGGTAGAACCGGATGATGATGACGGACTCCGGGGGGATGTCACTCGGTCCGGGTAACTTGCCCAGGTCTCTACCTATGGTGTACCAGAAGTTCCCGTCTTCGAACTGCTCGAGGATGGAGTTGGTGATACTCGTGACGTAGTATTTCAGCGGACGGTGGAGGATATCCCGCTTGATCTTCTCGGCGTGTCGGGACTTGATGGTCATCCCACTTCTGCTGCTGGTACCGTCGATGATGTCCTGGAGCCCCTGTGAGTTACCACCGGATAAGTTCCCGGCGTTGTGGAAGGAACTCAGACTGTCCTGTGTCAGATCAGCCAGAACTATATGCGCGTACCGTATACCTACCTGCTCTGCCGGATGCATTGAAGAAAACTTTGTCGTTGTGGGGGCACGGGCGTGGGAACACTCAACATGCCGAAAAAACATTCGAAAGTCAACCAGGATAACATCCGTGCCATTGCGTCTGATGCAGTGTCCGATATCGTGTACTCCGTGCTGACGGATGTTATCTCACGTCTCGAGGAACAGGAGTTACTCACGGACTTGCCCAAGGTCATAGATACCATCGACTCCGTTACCTCCGAGATTGGAATGGACGGGATTAAGTTGCGTCGTGCCAACATCGAGCGCCGACTGGTAGCACGTAAGGGTAAGAAAACCGTAGCACCACCTCGTGCCACTACCAACGTGGAATGGGTTCCTCACCCGAAGGACAAGAAGCTGGAGTACACCACCGGCATGGAAGTTGGGAAACGGTATGTTCTCCGCAAGGTGGGTACCAACAAGGTGGTTGGACTGTTGGACAAGAACTTGGTCAAGGACAAGAAGAAAGGTTACGGGCTGAATGACGACCGTCTCTCCGTGATTTCATCTGCCGAACAGCTGATGTTAACTGGCCGTGGGTTTGACCTTGACAACAAACGGGTGAAGCAGGAACCTGAGTCCGAGTCCGAGTCTGAGTCCGAGGAAGAATCCGACGAAGAAGAGACCGAGTCTGAGGAAGAGTCCGAGGAGGAAATTCCCGTCGTGGTGAAGAAGAAGAAGTCCAAGAAGTAGACAACGTGGTGTGTGTTGTCTCCTGTTTTTAAAAATTAAATAACAACGGGATTCGAGGACGGATCGTGCGTCAGTCGTGCCATGAGACGTAGAATTTGTATTAGCTGTAGTAAGAAGAAGTCCGTCGATAGATTCGATGAGGACGAAAAAACGTGTAAGAGATGTAATACCATATCCCCCCGTGATCGACAGGTAGAGATGAAGGACCTGTTGATTGCACTCGAGAAGATACACACTGCTCTGCTCCAGATTGGGTCGTAGATCGTCCAAGATACCTTTGTACTTTTTAAAACCGTCGGGGGACTACCCCGTGAGACAACTTCCTCGGTCACCCAGTCAGGTACATGTCGTGAACTTCACCCGTGGGATTACCTGAGGTAGGTACATGTCGGGTACTTCACGGCGGTATTTTACCACGGTATTTTACTCATGTAGGAAGGAAGGTAGGAGATACTAGTATATTACTTATGTTATTGCATAATATATAGGTATATAATACTCTTGTTCTTTTACCTAAGGTGCTAACACGACCTCTCGCGCGGACCCGGTCACCTCACGCGGGAACTACCCTCACGCGGGACACTGTGTCAGCCACCAACATCCGTGTACATCCTGGGTTAACCACCCAAGTTTCCCGACGGTCTTGATACCTGACCCGGTTTCCATCGGGAACTACCCCGTGAGATCACCCCCGTCAAGATCCGGCCACGTAGGATACTGTGTCAGTCACCAACATCCGTGTACCTCCTGCCCGTCGGTCTTGATACCTGACCCGGTTTCTAACTTCCGTTCCCTTACCCGATGGGAGACTACGTCATGAACTACCGTGTGTGAGTTCCCAACATTGGAGGTACCTGACCTACTTTGACATCAGACGCCACTGGGGTACACCCAATCGGGCACTGCAATGGATATCCTGAAGAGACAACGCAAGGGAAAACACACCAAGGTTTTGGTACTCGATGAGATACCCGATGACCTAAATGTCAAGGACACCGTCAGGTACATCAAGGAACGGGTGTTGGACAACGATCTGGTCATCGTGCACAGACCGAGGAAGGACATATTCCCCGAGTTGGAACCCAAGTACCATTCCGTGGTTTTCTTCTACGACGAGGTATTGGCATGTCCGTTCAACAACGTGTTGGTACCTGAACATCGGTTGTTGACCCCGGAGGAAACCAAGTCTGTTCTCGGCAAGTACTCCGTCCGGTTGGACCAATTACCTAAGTTGCCGACGTCGGATCCGATACCCCGGTGGAATTCCTGGACCCAAGGAAATGTGGTTGAGATCACCAGGAAGGATGGGACTAAGTACTACCGGTTATTGACGTGATGCCGTGGAAGTTTTTAAAAAACCGTCCTAGCCATATCATGTCACTGGGTCTATCGAAGTTCGTACTCAAGCAGGCGAAGAAACAGGAGTGTACCCTCGAGTTGTTGTACCTGATCGACGACAAGAAGTTGTTCACGTCCCTGGATGATTTAAAAGGTTACGACGGCGGGTTGACATCCTGTGTGGACATAGTAGGTGGGATGACCGGAACCATGGTACGTCGTGGTAGGAAACTCATCCGGAACTACCTGGTCCCCCCGGAGTTGGCACACAAGTGTATCGCCATCTACATGGGTAAGGTGGGTGATATAGACTACGAGTACGTCAAGTACTTCCCTGAGTCCACGGAGTTAATCACCCAGGTTGGTACCATCGTGAGGGAGTTCTACACCAACGTTTCCGACATCAAGAAACTTTACAAGCTGGTGAAGAACGCGGATTCCATTCCGGAGTACCATACGAGTGTGGTGACACTGGTCCATGAACTGTCCGACACCGTGGACATACGCAGTATCTTCTCATCCCGTTCGGAACCGTTTGACATCATCATGGAAGTTACCAAGTCAGGTGTGAGACGGAAGATATCAACGGATGTTCTGCCCCGGGACATCACGAGGAAGTACATCACCCCGTACATCAACACGTACAACTACCTGATGATCCGGTGGAAGAGGAAGGACTACATGCTGTATGACAACGTCCTGACATACATCCGTAAGGAACGGGGTGCCAACATCGGTGAGCTACTCGGTGTACTGGGTGACCTGTCCGTGGTCTCGACCGAGAAGCTCAACACCTATGTCATGTTCACGTACGAGTACAACTGGCACCGTCGGGTCATGGCGTACATTGCTACGAGTTACAAACCGTTCCGGAGTGTGGTTACCTTGAACAAGGAGATGGACTACTCTCTACCCTACGTCAGTCGTGAACGGGAGTTGCTCACCATACACATAGACCTGATATCCACCAAGTGCACGTTCAAGAACAAGTATGTCACGGTCTTCGGACATGGTGATACATTGCTGACCGTGTGTACAATTGCCATTGTCAAACAACTGCTGGATGTTTACAACCGTGAGTACAAGAAGGTATACAAGTTCCTCTCCTCCCGGTCCTGGAACTTCGTGGACAACCCTATTCGGGTACCATCCAAGAGTAAGATAGACGACCTCAGGACCAAACTGCCGGAACTTTTTGTCAGAAACTACACCCGTGAATGTCACCGGTTGCCCGTCATGATAGACAAGGAGAAACAGGCCGGGAACAAGTTGGCCATCAAGTACCCGAAGACCGGAAAATACTCCCGTTGGTATACCTCCCCGTCGGAAGATCTGTACGTTGGACTCAAGGTCAACAGACTCTCGAACAAGTCGACGTTCAAGTACATAGTGGTATGTTACACCTCCAACCACTTGATCAACCCGTCGAAGAAAACGTACCAGTACTACAACAACGACGACCAGTCCTATGTCGGGAAGTACAAGAAGGACATCAAGACCTTGAAGGCACTGGCATACGGTAGACAAGGTCCATTGCCCAGTACCATGGAGGCTGAGTACGGCGTGTACAACTACAAGAGACTCGGTACCGGTAACACCATAGTTAGCTGCCTGGAGCATGCACTTGGTCAGACGGTGGACCTAACGTCGGTGAGTTCGGATGTCTTGAACGTACTGTCACAGGAACTATGTAATATACCAGAGGTTCTGATCCGGGAACAACTCAAGTCAGGTGAGTTCGATGGTACCACATACTACCGGTTACTTGAGGAGTTGTTCAAGTGTAACATCCTGATCGTGCAGGTGGACAACCAGGGTAAGTACAAGCTGTCCATCCCCGAGTACAAGTCCTACTACGTCTGGAATACCCAAAAGTACAAAAAGTATGTTGTCGTACTCAAGAACATCCGGAAGTTGTACCATGACGTATCCATCACGTATGAACTCATCGTGTCCAAGAAGGGTACCCAGGTGTTCCCAATCTATGATGACCTGGTGTCCAAGTTGGTGACAACCAAACGTGCGTGTACCGTGCCCGCTGTTGGAACCCGGCGCAAGAAGGACATCAGGTTACAGTACATAGATGAGAACGGCAAGTGTGTACTCCTGTTCCTCAAGGATGGAACCGTGGTCGAGTGTAACACCCAACCGTATCCACTGCCGGTTATAGACCGAGATGATGTACTGCGCAAGTGTAGCAGACTGTACCAACACATGCAGGAGGTGAACAAGATACGTACCGACAAACACGTATGGTTATCAACGACGTCAGACTATCTGTACTTCCCGAACGATGAGTCCTTTCTCGACTGGATGGATTACTAGGTCAGCGCACGGAGTTTTTAAAACCGCTGGGGGATTACCTGATGGTACTTCATGGGGTACACTCCATCGGGTATTTTACTCATGTAGGAAGGAGGTAGGAAACGTGAGGTACTTCATGGGGTACACTCCATCGGGTACTTTACCCATGTAGAGGATAGGGGATACTTGTAATATACTATAGTATTATGCATAATATATAGGTATATAATACTCTTGTTCTTTTACCTCCTATGTTTGACCCAGAGTACCAACACGACCTCTCGCGCGGACCCGGTCACCTCACGCGGGAACTACCCCACCGCGGGACACATGGTTAGTCACCAACATTGGTACACGCACAGTGTTACCTACCCAAGTTTCCCGACATTGGGGGTACCCGACCCAAGTTTTAAAAACTTAAGTTACCCATGGGGTACACTCCATCGGATGTCTACTTAGGGCGACGACTGCCAAAGGCTGAGTTGGGTTTACCAAACTTAAACTTGCGCATGGAATCCTGGATGGACTTCATACCCGAGAAGAAGGGTTTGGCCGTACCTACCGTCGGCTTGAACTTCTTGAGTTCCGCTATCTTGGGAACGGTACCAATGTCAGGAGCGAACTCAAGTTCCGGTTTGTCGCCGGATGAGTCCAACTTGCCGGTGTCTATCTTGGCCAACTCATCGTATGCACTGGTGTAGGTGCCATGAAGGGACTCGTACTCGGATATTTCCTTCTGCTTGAGTTCCACACCTTGGGATAACTTCCGTTCCATCACCTGTTGTCTGCGGACGATGGCAAGTCTCAGACGTTGCATACCGGCCTGGACCCGTTTGTACTGCCACTTGAACGCCGTTTTCTTCATCGAGGTCTTGATCTTCTCGCCAATCCGGTTCCACATGTCGTTGTAATCCGCGGACCCGGGTACAGCACGCGTGATATCCAAGACTTTGTCACCACCTTGTTCAACCTCGGGTACGTCCTGGGCACTACCAAATTCCTCGGGCATTGCCTCAGAGATAGCATCGAGTGCCTCGGCAGCACGGATGGAAATCACGTCTTCATCAGACCGGTAGTCATCGAATGTCATGGGAGACTGTCCTTCCACGTCGTAACTGTCGAAGTCGGGACTGTCCACTTCTACCTCGTCGGTATCTGCATCAACGGAGCTACCGAACTTATCCAAATGGGATTGGGACAATCGGTCCAGGAACTTGGCTCTAGCTTCGGCGGTAATCTGCTTGTCGTTCTTGATGTTACCACTTAATGCCTTGAGACCGGCAATACGTACCCGGACAGTGGACTTAAGTTTGGTGATGGACTTGGCCAACATCTTCCTGTCCGAATCGGATACAGGTCCCTTGAGTTTCTGGTTGACGGCGGTTTCCAACTTGTCGAGGGCATCATCTATGTTGTCGGAACCCTTGAAGATCATGTCATGGTCCAGCTCGGTGTAGTCATCCCAGTCACCGGGTACACCTTCCCAAGTGTAACCATCAAGTACCTCGGTGATACCCAGGGAGGAGGCAATACCGTAGAACCCGTCGATCTCACCGCGGGATACCATTTCATCGGTCGTGGCTTCCTCACCGAATGTGTCATCACCGGATATCTCAACGGAGGCAGCACAGGAACCTCCATCACGTTTGGAAATGGGACCGGAGTAACATGCAGGTCCACTTGGGTCGAACGGTGCTTGACCGGCAATTGGGTTACCTTCCCAGATGGACTGAGCTAGGTCACTGGCACGGTTGAGTTCCACCGCATGACTGAGAGCCGTGTTTACAGCTCCCGGCTTGATGGTCTGAGGGTTTGCTCCAGGTTTAGTCGCGATGGTAAACTTCCCGTTTGGTCCGAGAGTAGCCACGCCCTGCACTGCCTTGTTCTGCAGTTGTTTCACCAGGTCTGTTCTTCTACCACTGGCAACACCCAGGATCTTGTCACGGGCGGAGTTGAACTTGGCCTGCATACCTGGGTGTTTGGCTGCCTCGTTGTAAATGTTCTGTGACATCGTGTTAGCTACACCGGCAGGAGACACAGCCACGATCGAGAGTTTGTTACCCAAGATGGTGAGGGCATCGAAGTAGCTCTTGGTGTCCGGCAGCACGGTGTAGTCGCTGGATAAGTATCCCTTGGTCTTGGCCGTCACAGGTACACCGTTGAGTAAACCCGTGGCACGTTGGGGAACTTGGTTACCGTTGACGGTTAATGTCCTCTCGTACACAGGTAACGTTACCTTGTTTTTACCCCGGGTGACTTGAACGGTTGCCTTTCCACTGCTAGGTGGGGTTGACCAGCCGGCGGGCAGGTTGTTGGGGTCGAAGTCCGTGTAACTCTTGGGGAGACCGTCGTAGTCGGGTACCACATGGGGCAGATTAGGTATGACACCGCCGGGACGGACAGCCTCGATGACTTCCTTCAGGTCACCCAGACCGGGTAGTTCTTCCTTGCCGTAACCGGTATCCCAGGTAGCTGAGGCTAACCCAGCAAGCAGTAAAAGTATATAGGGTCTCATATAGAATGCCAGTCTGTTTAAACTCCGGGGAAAAACACCTGAAATCAGTGACATGGTACCCGAAATACTTGATGCAATCGGCGAGTTCGCTGGCACCTACTTCCTGTTGGCCGTGGGTAGGAGACCCAGTTCCCGGCAGTTACTCCGAGACGGTGGTGTGGGCAAGGTACTGGAACACGTTTTAGAGACCGGGGGTGACTTCCGGATGTTGTCCTCGGTCAGGGAAATGTACCCGGACCCGGAAATCCCGATACTCAAGGCAGTTAACACCGGGAGTCCAACCTTGTGTCACAGGGTGTGTACCATCTGGGGCACCCGGTATTCCAACATTGGGTACTCCACGTCTTACTACACCTCGTTTACATGGGGACTTGAGAACCTACAGACGGATGAGAACACCAGGATCCACTTCGAGAGACTACGGAATGCAAGACCAATGGTCGAGGAGTCCAGTGACGGGGAATCCGACGAGGAATCCGGAGATGAGGATACCAACCCATACATTAGGTCTACCTTGGAAGAAAGACTGGGTGTGGTAACATCGAGAGGAGTCACCGATGTAAACAACGTCGTGTGTGACTTCACGTGGATGCATGGTTTCCTACCACAAGAACTCAGGAATTTCATCGAGGTCAACGGGGTCCAACACATGAAAAAGGTCCGTGGGAACATAAACTTTCGTGGACCACATGAACATGTACTCTGGTTGATTAACCTCTGTGTGGACCTGGGGTACACCGGCAAGAGACTGGGTGCGGGAACATCGTACATAGAACCCGGGGTCATACACTATAGGTACCCCAGTACATACGACCCGGATGTAGCATGCTGGATGTACTTCGAGAGTTTTTAAAAACTGGCAGACCCCTGGTGTCAGACACAAAGAACATGGGGTATGGTACATCGGGTATAACTTAGGGTTGGGAACTTAAACATGGGGTATAACTTAGGGTTTGGTACATAGGGTTGGAAACTGGAATTGGGTTGGGAACTTAAACGTGGGAACTGGAATTGGGACTGGGTTATTACATAGGTTGGAACTGGAACATAGGGTGCACGAAGTGTGGAACCGGGGCGTAGGGTAAAACACGGGGTCTACTAGGTAAAAATCGGTTCCGGTACCAAGACCGACGGGAAACTTGGGTGGGTAACTCTGTGCGTGTACCGATGTTGGTGACTAACGCAGTGTCCCACGTTAGGGTAGTTCCCGTGGAAGATGGAAACGGATGTTGGAAACCGGGTCAGGTATCAAGACCGTCGGGAGATCCACGTAGGTCACCCAGGAAGTACACGGATGTTGGTGACCGAGGTGTTACACTGCGTGAGGTGACCGGGTCCCCGCGAGAGGTAAGAAACATAGGTTAAGATACTAGTATATTATGCAAGTATCTCCTGCTTACCGACGGGAGTGGTGTACCGACGTGGAATGGGTGGGTCCCCGCGAGAGGTCGTGTTGGTACTCTGGGTCGAATACCTTACATAAGAAGAGAGTAGTATTATATACCTATATATTATGCAATAACATATGTAATATACAAGTATCCCCTATCTTCCCCTTCACCAGGTAAAATACCCGATGGAGTGTACCGTGTGAGTTACCCGACCCGGTTCCTACCCGGTGAACCGACGGTTTTAAAAACCCCGGTGGCTACAGGTTCGCCCAGTTGTGACCACATGAGTTACACCTGAAGTATATACTGGCACCTTCATCCGCTGACCTGAGTTGTTTCTCGATGAAGGATACGTCGTTCTTCTCACACTTCGGACAGGAGAATATACTTTCCTCCTGGACCTTGGTTTCCTCCACCGGTTTCTTCACGTACAGTTCATGGATGTCATGTACCCCACACCTATTGAGGTATTTCTCGAGTAAAGACGGGTCGTGCTGCCTTAGGTACTCAACGCATTTCCGGGTGTACCTGTCCATGTCGTGGAAAAAGTTCTTCAAGAAGTTCAAGCACATCGTTGACGACATAACCGAGACATTGGGTAATCAAGATGGTGAGATATACCCACCCATGGAGGATATGTTCGACATGTTCACGATGTTGTCACCCAAGGATATCAAGGTCGTGATAGTCGGTCAGAGTCCGTACCCGAATCAGGACGCATGTGGTATTCCGTTCGTAACTTCATCTGGTAAGGTAACCAAGTCCCTGGAGAACATACGTAAGGAACTCATGTTGGAATATCCGTACCTGAACATACCACCGGATGTCAACAAGCTCGTAAAATCCTGGGTGAAACAAGGTGTCTTCCTCCTGAACATGTCCTTGACCACCGGGACCCAGACCGAGGACCACTCCGTCATGTGGGAGGAGTTCATACGGGAGGTCATCAAGTACATCACCAAGCGTGACATCCCCGTGATACTCATGGGTTCCGTGGCATGGGGTATAGACACCAAGTACCCCATCCGGGTTCCCCATCCAGTAGCTCGAGACGGTAAGTTCATCGGGTGTAACGTCTTCCTCCAATGCAACGATCTACTCGATGAGCCCATCCGCTGGGCCAGTTTTTAAAACCGACGGCAGAAAAACTTGTTTCCCACCATGTACGCATTCTCATGTTCGTGCACCCGGTTACAACGGTCACAGTAACTTGGTCGGTACCTGTCGAGTAGGGTCATGTTGCCCATGTTTCTTCTCACCGCAAAGGTACCGTCAACGGGTAGGGTGCTTGACTTAGGTACCGAGTAAGTCCTGATGTAAGGTATGTAGACCCTGGAGAAAAGCGCATGGGATACAACTACATCGGTATCTACCAGCTTACATCCCTTGGTGTATCCGACAAGTCCGGACTTGAACAGGGACACCGGTGATAACTCCCGAGTTCCTTCCCGGTACTTCCACCGGTTCTCCAGGTATTTGGTACTACCTTCGAGTCGGAACATCTGCACCGGTTTATACACCCCCAGGTCTATGTCCATGTCGGGGAACTTGTCTGACACCAGGTTGGAAATCATGGCGCAACAACCGGCGGATTCGAACATGACATCGGGTACAACCACATGGTATGACGTGACTATGTCGTACACCACGGGAGTTACACCAGTCACACCAAAGGAGGAGAACAGGTCCACCACCACCTTGAGCAACTTCCGTTTCCGTCTGTCGGGAATCTTCTCGTCGATGTCCAACCGGAACTTTTGGTACCCGTCGGTTATCACCTCATGGTAGTTACGGTATGATGGATGAACACGGGAGTAATCGACGTAGAACTTGTCCACGTCATCATACACGTGGTAGTACACCTCGTCCTTTCTCCTCGTCTGAACCAGGAAGTTACCTTTACCCTCGGCACGTTCTCCCACGGGTACATCTGGGTTATTCAGGTATCGATAACGTTTCATGTCACCTAGGTCGGTACACCCCAGGTTTTAAAAACGTCTCATTCAAACTGCACGACCTGATTCCGGGTACCTATGACACCGTTGTACCCGAGTACCACATCCGTCGTTAACTTACTCACCCGACGGTTTGCATACCCGATGGAGGCCACGTTGGTACCAATGTCGATGATCCCGGACAGACTGGCACTGGCCTGACAGAAGTACTCCTGGGGGTTGAGACCATCTATGTACCCGTTGGTGATGTACCCACTACGTTTGTTATCGATGTGTTGTTGACCTACGGATATCGCCATCTGCGCGGCACCAATGTCCTTACCCTTGGACCCAGACCGTAACATCACAGACAGTGGGTTGTTGGAACTGGACGTGTGGTACTTGTTCATGGACGTAGCTAGGACCCAATTCTGCACGTTCCTGTCGTCTTTCCTTCGCCTGTACTCATCCCGATCTCCTTTATCCCACATACAGTCCTTGAGTCGTATGGTAAATCCCTGTGTGTTCAACCACTCGATCACCCGAAGTTGTACATCTCTGATGAACTTGACGAGAAGGTCCGTCCCGTAGTTGATACCCACGTGAAGGATCAGATCCCGGCACAGGATGCTCTTGTCGATTACCCCCTGCACAAGTTTCCCGTTGGTGATGACGACCGGCCCGGAACTGTAGTTGATCTCCGGGGGAATACCTATGTCTGTCTCACCATTGCGGGTCATCATGTATACCCCCGTGATGACATCTTGGATTGGGGACACGTAAACCTTCCGTGTGTCAAGGTCGTAGATATTCTTGTTGATGTGGCAGAGTTCCAGAAGTTCGGCCCTGGCTTCGAGACCGTAACCGGCGTAGATGTTCATCTCATCCCCGTCGAAATCCGCGTTGAAGGATGCCGTGACCGCGGGGTTGAACGCGAAGACATTCTCGTCGGACACGATACGTACCCTGAATGCCAGTAGGGAGAACTTGGACAGGGACGGTTGCCGGTTGAACATGATGAGGTCACCATCCACCAACTCCCGGTCATACGAGCGTCCCATGACAACATGATCTTCATACGCCTGTTCTGGTTCCGATGTCCACCATAGTTTACCTTCCCTTGCGTAGGTCTTCATCAGGTCCACATTCCCGTTCCATACACGCTCTTCCACCCGGATGGTCTGGGCAACCTTCTTGGGTACCGAGATCTGGTCCACATCCAGGTATGGATCACCGACGATAACCAACCGTGCGGACCTGTTCAACCGTTTCCCCAACATCAGGGTACGGAATATCCCGGACTTGCTCGAGAGTGCCTTGATCATCCCGTCCTTCTTCAGGTACCCGACGATGGAGTTGTACAAGTCGTTGATACGTTTGAGATGACGGAGACCTCGAGATGGGTACTTGATGGAGTCCACCATCCGTGAGTAAGTTCTCGAGATATCCGACGGCCATTCTACATCCTCAGGTGGCCGGATACCAGTTGGGGGTACGATGATGTAGCTGATGATGTACTTACACCGGGGGTCACCCTGGAGTATCTTCTTGCACTGGGTAGGGGTCAACACACTGGATCCATACCTGCGTTTCATGAGGTAGGACTGGGTTGGGAATATGTTGTAGTCCACGTAGGTCACCAAGTTGCATCTCTTACACCGGATGCCAGTCTTGGTATGACCGGCGGTGGTGTCATGGGGTTGGGAACAGTGCTGGCACATGGAGTTCACAGCAGTGGACAACTCGGACAGGAACATGGGGTGGAACAACTCGAGGCCCAGGTACAGACTGCCGTAATGTCCGTAACATCCGGTTGCCTCCGTTTTCTTGCACACCGTACACTTGGACGTGGACTTGATGGAGCCGAAACGTTCGTCATACAGGTCGAATCTTTCGTTCACGCTAAAGGTACAGCACCGCTTGACTGCTTCGTCAGGTATAAACGAGATATCCATTTCCGAACCTGGGGTTTTAAAGGACGTGAGAACAACGGGACTCAGTGTCCGGTACTGCGTGAGGTGACCGGGTCCCCGCGAGAGGTCTGGTTTTGGTTACAGGTGAAGGAAGGTAAGATAGTATATTACCTATATATTATGCAATAACATATGTAATATACTAGTATCTCCTTGGTGACCTTCCTACCTTCCTACCTTCCTTGACGGGAGACTGTATCAAGTACCTACCTAGGTGGAGTACCCGTGTTCCCTATCCTCTCGTTCCTCTCCGACGTCAGGTAATCTACGTTTCCCATACCTCCTTTGACAGTGGTATCCTACCCCGTGAGAGGTACCTGTCGTGATCGACGCCTTGTACGGACCCGAGTTGTACATGGTCGGAACTACTGTGTACCTCCTACCCGTCGGTCTTGATACCTGACCCGGTTTCTAACTTCCGTTTCCATCTTCCGCGGGAAGTACCCTCACGCGGGACACTGTGTCAGTCACCAACATTGGTACACGCACGGAGTTAACCACCCAAGTTTCCCGATATTCGAGGTATCTTACCGTCTGTGATCGACGCCTTGTAGGGACCCGAGTTTTTAAAAACTAGAAGGTACCAGTGTTGGTATCTAGCACGTGAAGTCCTTGCTGCAGGTTCCACACACACCATCCTTGCAGGTTTGTTGACAGTCGTTGCTGACCTTACAGCATTGTCCACTCTTGCCGGAACCATCCCCTTTACCAGGTTTACCACCGGAGCAACCACTGGTGGGAGGGGTCGTAGGTCCTGGACCAGTGTAGGGTGGCATCGTGGGTGTTGGACGGTAGTACACACTGTACATGTCGATGGGACTGGGTGTTACCGATGCAGTTGCTGCCAGAGTTACACGAGTAATGGTGTCAATCATCGAGTAGGTGTAGTAGATGTTACCGGATGCAAACCTGGTGGTACTTGTGGCCGTCTCAACATTCACGGTGGTACTGGTGGCCACATTTGTTCTGGCGGTCTTGACCATGTCCCAGGACTCCGTTACAACAAGTGCATGGGACTTTCCATCATCAGGGTACCGGATGAACGGTTCCACGTTACCGTAGGTGTCACACTTGGTGTCGTTCCATCCCTTCTGCGCCACTAGATCACCAACTTGGAATCCCCAGTTCATGGGGTTGGCACCTGGTATAATCTGGGAGTTGTAGAACATGTTCACGAAACAACCGCAGCGTTCAGACAGGTACTTCTTCCGGGCATTTGTGTCGGTGATCTTACCCCAGGTCTTTCCGTCCTTGATGTCGGGGAAGATGTACGTACCTTCCCCATACATGTTGGACCAGATGCAGTCGCACTTGTAGTAGTACCATTCATCCAGTTCTCTCTCACCAACCCAGTTGCCGATGGTGGATGTACTACCCAAGTTCACGAAGGGACTCACGTTGTACTTCTGTGCCAGTCTCTTACATACTCCTGCCATGGTCTCCTTCACGTCGTTGACATACACGTTGGCCATGTTCGTGGGTTTCTGCACTAGTGTTGTCGTGGTGTAACCAGAGGAACCAACACCTTGGACGGTCTTCGTGGGTAGGATACTGGTGGATGTATGAGTGTAATGTAACGTTTCCGTCGGGTTCTTACACTCGTTGCAACCCTTGTAGCAGATGACGAACTTGTCGTACACTCTCATGGCACCATTCAGGTTTCTCTGCGGCCATGATTCCCACATCTCAACACCGGCCTTATCGGTAACCACGAACTTACCACCGTCTGTGATCGACGCCTTGTAGGGACCCGATGTTCTACTCATCTCGTTCTTCGCGTACCAGATCCACCGGGAGTAACTGTCGATGATGACCAGGTCTCCCTCAAAGGTTAGGGAAAGATGGTACGGGCCAGTAGAACCGTCGAAGTTATTCGTGTAGGAACTCCACATGGTGCGGGTACCATCCTTGATCATGAGTTCACCACCTTTGGTCAAGATAACCTTGAACCTACCATTGGGTGACACTATACCAGTACCTGAGTTGACGAAGTCGGTGCAGTTAACGTCCTGGGACACGATGAAGGACTTGTCCATGTACAAGGTCGGGTTGTCCAGGAGACTGTTCTGGGGATCCTTGTCAGGTCCAAGTCCAGGGTCTGGTGTCGGGAAGTCGGTGGGCAATAGGTATTCCTCCTGGTACTTGAACCCTTTGCTGGTGGGACAGGGACGGTCAGCGGTACTCAGGGTACACCAGATGACAACATACGCAGCATCATACAGGAACAGACCACCTTTGTCATCAAGTACTAGCATGTAATCATCGACGGCACTGTCAGGTCTACGGGGTGAACCAACGGTGTAGTTTCTGTACACCGGTTGAGTAGACCATGATTCCACGAAGACATCCCGTTGCCATGGGGGAGTTACCTTGCTCCACATGTTGGCAGTCTCGATGACCAGGTGTCCGCGCATGTTAATCCTCATCCGGTGTCTATACTTGGTAACATCCGACGCGATGAACGGAGTTGGACCAGATTCCCACACCTTGATGGTACCTGATCTCCACACGATGAAGTTGCCGGTCTTCTCAACGACGGCAGTGTACAACCCGTTGTTGGATACCAGACCGTTGCTGGTGTCGAGTAGTCCACCAACTCGGAGAACGTTCTTCTCACCGATACCCCGGATGACCTTGTCGTAGGTGACGAATGGCATTACGTTGTTAGAGGCGTCGTCACAGTCGATGAGACCGATGGTAAAGCACCCGATGACGGCATTCTTTTGCTCGAGTTTGGCCACGGATGCATACACTCGTTCGGCAGTCTGTGTTTGAGAGTCACCGCACAGGAAGGGCACGATGTACATCTCCGCATTAGGGAAACAGGCTGCTTTTCTACAGGCACCAGGAGGTACGGGAAAGGTGTAGGTGAAACTGGTGGTGATGATATTAGTAGACGTGGTGGTGTTCTGGGAACCGGTACCAGTTTCCGAACCGGAGGAGTGGGACCAGTCTTTGGACGTCGTGAACTCCACACCTTTGGTTGTCATGTGTGAGTTGGTGTCCGAGTTACTTCCCCCAGTAGTTGAGGTATGACTGTCAGATGAACCGGTAGTACCCGTGGTGAGATCCTGGGTTTGCTTGGAGTAGTTGTCCTCGTGGGAGTTACCGTTGTTAAAACCCACGTTCCAGTTGACACTGTCTTGGGTGTTCTTACCGTTGCTGTTGGACCATCCCTCACCGTGTCCACCACCGACTGTACCAGATACAGTGGGACCACCGAAGATGCTACCTCCGGACCAACCGACAGTTGCACTTGCGTCGACATGCCAATTACCGTTATCTTCGTGATTGGATGTAGAACCATTGCTGTGGTCACCACCGATACCACCGACGGAAATGTTGTTGGTACCCTTGTTCCAGCCCTCCGTGATGACACTGCCCGTGGTATGGGACACAGATTCCTCCGTGGTGTGGGTGTCTGCCTCGCTCCAGGTTTTCTCGATGGTATGGGACACGGTGTCTGACACACTGCTGCTGTCCGTCTGGGAACTACTGCCACCTACGTTCTTGGTGACACTGTTGGACTGGCTGTCGGACACGGAATAGGCAATGGCATTCTGGTACGTAATCTCGTTGGCAATAACAATGGTACAGGCACCGGGTGTATCTTCAGGGCAATCAGCACCTGCGTTGGGGAAGATCATGGGTCTCCCGGCACCTTTGAGGTAGTTAACATCCTTAAGTCCCATCAGAGCTTCATGGTACGGGTTGGCCAGAGGGTGGGTACTAAGTTGGGGGATACACAACCGGCGTATCTTCTGTGTCTCATCCCAGACACCTCGTTTGTTGAGTTGGGTACTGTCCGTGTGGGGGGAACTTGGTAGGATGTTGTCTACCAGGTCGTTGAAGTCCATGGGTTTCCCAGTTTTTGGGTCCATAAGTCCGTACACCGTGATGTTGGTACCTGGTATGATACCCGAATTAGATGGTGTTGACTTGGTTACGATCGTTCGCATGGGAACTGCGCACACTACTTGAAGTAGGGCCAGTGCCAAAGTTATGGATACCATAGGGTCAAGATGGCAAACCCTCTTAAGCACCGTGAAAAACCCGAAATTCAGCTTACAGACAGTGGACCATGAGGTATTCCAACGCACGTACGGTCCGTGAAGATACCTGGTGTCTGAGTACCGCGGGAGTTTCGGGGGTAGGTCAACTGGGTACCCGGGTAAGAACATTAGGGTACCAAGACCAGAGGGGAATCTACGTGGGTAACACTGTGCATTTACCAATGTTGGTGACTGACACACGGCCGTCGGAAGATGGAAACGGATGTTGGAAACCGGGTCAGGTACCTCCAATGTCGGGAAACTTGGGTGGTTAACTCCGTGCGTGTACCAATGTTGGGAACTCACACACGGTCCCATCAGGTATGGAAACGGATGTTGGAAACCGGGTCAGGTATCAAGACCGTCGGGAGATCTGGATAGGTGAACCTATGCGTGTACCAATGTTGGTGACTGACACACGGTAAGATACCGCGGGATTCTCGGGGGGTACACAGATGTTGGAACACGGCGGTACTCCACCCGGGTAGGTCAACTGGTAGAGTACCATCGGTAGGTAGGAGGTAGGAAGGTAGGAGATACTTGTATATTACATATGTTATTGCATAATATATAGGTATATATAACTATTACCTTATCTTGTTCCTCTATGTAAGTTACCTACCACCAGAGTACCAACACGACCTCTCGCGGGGACCCACCCATTTCACGCGGTGTAACACCATGTCAGCCACTGTCAGATATCAAGACCGACCTCACCTGGTAATCCACTACGGTAGTCTCCGGGGGTAGTACTGCATACTTTTAAAAACCGGGAACTTGACCTCTCACGACAGACCACCGCGGTAGTCTCCGGGGGTAGGAACTCAGAGGAACAGGTACTTCCCACTGGATATCATGGTGTCCTCCACCCGTCTGACTATATCCCGGGTCTTGAGTCTCACCATGGCGTCCATGAACAGACTGTACATCACGGGGTACTTCCTCTTCATGTACGACGAGGACCTATACCCGTATATGGCTATCCGCTCGTCGTAGTTCTTGCTGTCGATGACGTCACGTACCTCCGTTGTTGTATCCTGGAGAATGTAGGCATACAGTAACCCGAGATCCGTCTTGAGGATGGACGATAAGCACCTGCCCTTACGGATGAATCTCTTGTCTTCGTTGCCCTTGGTAGTCTTCTCGAACACCCGGGTTCTCAGCCTGGACTTGTTGTCTATCAGGGATATAATCATGAACATCTCCTCCTTGTCATCAACACGTTTCATGGCCCTGTCGTGTTTCTTCTCCATGCGTGAGATGACGTTCTTCTCCGGGGTGACATCCATTGGGTCCATGTACCTCCACCGGCCGTTGTCCAAGATCCGGGTCTTGTTCTGCAACGTGTTGGGCTTCGGGATTGGTAGAACCGCCGTGTACGCATCACCTGGTATCCGATAGCACATGATGTGGTACTTGATCCCGTGGTGGGTCATGAACAGGGCACCGAACATGGTCTCCACATCGTCATCCAGTCTGTCCTTGACTATGTTCTCCACGAAGGATATCCTGTCGAGGAACTGCATCTGGCGCAGGAATTCTACCTTCTGTTGCAGATCATGTTTCCTGAACTTCCGGAACAAACTTCTGTTGAACCCCGGTATGACGGGCTTGAGACTCACCGAAACATCCGTGATGGGCACTTCCTTGTAGATGGAGAAGAAGGGTGTTGACGGATCGTTCACCAGGTGCAACATCCCGTTACTCTCCCTCAGGTACTTCTTCCTCACCTGGGTATTCGTGACCACCGTCTTGTAGATAGTTTCCATCGCAATGGACGGATGTATCCCCACCATCTTCTCGACAACGGTGTCTACACTCACGGGGTACTTGATCTTGAGTAGCTCACCGTGTAATATATTCCAGAATCTGTCCATGTAGTACAGGATGAAGGTACTCGGGTCCTCCACCACCTCGGTACCAATGTACCTGTCCACGGCTCTTTCCGACAGCATGGTTTCCATCTTGGAGATGCTTTCTTGCTTCCTGTTACAGATCTCCAGTTTGTAAAAGTCCGTCCCCGTTGCATGGATGTATATGTCCACGGTTCTCTCCTCCTCGGGTAACATGTCGTGAGATCCACTTCGTATCACCCGACCGACGGCTTGTTCAACAGTCGAGTCGTTCCAGTGTATGGTCATGACGTGGAACATACGTACGTTTAACAACGTGATGGACTCGCCGATGATCTTGCTGCCGATCAGGATGTTGACGTAATCACCGCGGATGTTTAAGGGGTGGTTGAACCCTTCGAGTCGGTCTGACTTATTAGGTACAAGTGCCTGGTCCCCTACACAGAACGTGTACCTCTTCTTCGGTCGGATGGTATCCAGGTGATCACCGGTGTACAGTTCATACCCGTGTGCTTCCAGGATGTTCGCCAGCAGAAGTAGACCTGACCCACGTACTTCCTCCACGAAGATAAAGATGGGTCCATTGTTCCGTTTCCTGATGACGTTCATGAGTGTCCAGTACTTGGAGCTACACATCCGTAGGTTATCCCCGGTCAACCACTTCCGGTACTCATCACGTATGTGGTAGAACGTGTACTTGATAAGTTTCTGCGCCCCTGTCTTCATCGACGTGATCATCCGTGAGTGTTTCACCGGGTACAGGATACCCCTCGTGAATATGTTCCGGCCGTAAAGTTCCTCATCGCCGGGGAAACAGAACAGGGACACATGGGTCAGGGTACGGTAGATGTCCTTGGGTACCCCTTTACCTTCCTCGCGGGTATGACACTCGAGTTGGTGTGAGATCATCTCCGACGGGTACACCTTCATGTCGGACAGGTACCCCTTCTTCCCGTGGTAGATTTCCCGAGGTCGACGTTTGATCTCCGAGTTAAAAGATATGTGTACATCCGTTAACAGCTCGATGGTGGAATCCAGTTGTTCTACATCGTTAGTCATCGGAGTAGCCGTCACCAGTAGTGTCTTGGTGTTCTCCGGCAGTTGGATGATCCTCCTCAGCGAGTCGTAACAGTTCCCGAGTTTCCGGATGTTGTGTATCTCATCGAATACCAGCACATGGTTGTTGAACCTGGTGGCGATAACCTCGTCCGATAACTTGCGCACGGAGTTGTGCAACGTCATGTAGTGGTTGGTGATGAAGATCTTGTTGTACTCTGCCCGGGTGATCCCAAGGTCGGCCATGTCGTAGTACAGGTCTATCTGTTTCTTAAAACTTTCCATCCCGGAGTTACCCTTGGTGATGATAAGGCAGTGCTTCCCGTCGTGAAGGTAATGGTCCACCGCGACGGAGATACAGATGAGAGACTTCCCCGACCCCAGTGTATGGAACAGGAGCAGACCCTTGTACGGGGTGTACGGGGACATGAACCTGCGTACGAACTCTTGGTGGGGGTACAATCCCTCGGCGTTTCTCAAGTCGATGAACTCTGTCTTACGGGCTATCTCGGTCTGTACATCATGTATAGGGTAGGACATAGTGACGTGTAACTTGCGCGGTTCCACCGAAAATTCCCCGGCCCACGTGTCACTATGGATGAAATCTACGAGATAGCTTACGGAACGGAGAATGCCGAACTGGAAGCCCGTATCAAGGGTCAGATACTCACCGCCGTCAACGTCCGCCGTCTCTTGTCCACCTACCAAGACTGGACCGTGATAGATTACACCGAGAAGAGAAGTAAGGTCATTGGACTTCACGGTAGTATCTACAGGTCCATCAACGACACAAGCATCGTGTTAAAAACCAAGGTGCATACCCTCAAGTGCAGAGACGATTGGTACTCCCTAGTACTGTCTACCGAGGAGAAGGTAAAGGAGATGACGTTGGTGAGCCGGTTCTTCTCGCCGTCAACTAAACGCCGTTGGTCACGCAGTCTCGGGAAATACCTGCGCCTTGATGTCACGTACTTCAACGAAGACGGTATCTACCAGGTGGAGATCGAGGTTACCAAACTACGTGAGAAGTCCAAGGGTAAACTACTCGAGTACATCAAGAAGGTGGTGGACATACTCCAGGATTCCCCGATGTACGTATCCAGGAAACGCTTCGAGTTGGTCCGGGAGTTGACGAACAGCCTCAAGTACCAAAAACCTGTGACCCTGCCCCGGAACAAGGTACGTACCGTGCTCAGTGGTGAGGGAGTGTACATGACCGCGAAAAAGGACGGGGTGAGAAGGTTCCTGGTGATATTTAACGGCATGACGTATAGTGTAGACACCAAGAATCACGTACGATTGTTACGGACGGATGGTATGTACACCTCGTCGGTACCTCGGATCATCGACACGGAGTATGTTAACGGGAAGTACTTCGTCTTCGACCTGGTGGACAAAACCCTGAGTCTCCACCCTCGTCTGAAACTGGTGTCAAGACTGTGTGAGGACATGGATGTGGTACTCAAGGAATACTACCCCGTGAACTCCATCACCGACGTGTCCAACTTCTGGAAGGAAATATCCGGCACAGATGACGGTATTATCTTCACGACGGAGAAGGCACTGTACCATGACACCGTCTGGAAGTGGAAGGAACATGTAACCATAGATTCCTACATCGGGAAAGAAGTGTATGAACTCGAGTTGCTCGACCCGGATACCACCAAGGTAGTCAGACTGCGTGAAGACAAGGAGTTCCCCAACAGCAAGAAGGTAGTCGAGAACAACATCAGCGAAGGTCTTCCCTTGAGATGGGTCTGGGATGGTAAGTCCTGCTTCCTGATGCGACGGTACCACAACTCGGTGAAGAAACTCCTGTTGGGTGACGTCAAGGGCAAGGTCATCCTAGATATCGGTACCGGTCATGGTGCTGACATCCGGAAGTGGACAGGTGCAAGACGGGTGTACTGCATCGAGCCGGTACCCAACGAAGAGTTCCAGAGACGGTTGGAAACATCCGATGTCAAGGTCAGGATGGTATCAGGTACCAAGTTCTCCAAGAAGGTTGACATCATGTCCGTGTTCTTCTGTCTCAACCAGTTCTCACCCGAGGACCTTCACGAGTTGGAACACACGGTATCTAGAACAACACCGGATAAGATCGTGGGTATCTTCATGGATGGTGACCTGGTTCCTAACCGACGGGAGACCTTCTGCTACTCTGTCAGGAACCTGGACAAGGAACGGTACCGGTTGACGCTGTTCGAGACACGTGTTGTTGACCAAGTGGAACGACGGGTGTACCTACCCCAGCTGAAGTTCACCGGGTATAAACTTGTTGATGACGGGGTCCTGTCCGGTGGTATCATGTCACCGTGTGAGATGGAACTGTCGCGGATGTTTAGGTACTTCGTGTTCACACGGTAGGTTTTTAAAACCTGGGTCAGGTATCAAGACGGTCATGAAACTTGGGTAGGTAACACTGTGCGTGTACCAATGTTGGTGACTGACGCAGGGTAGTTCATGACGTAATCTCCCATCGGGTATGGAAACGGATGTTGGAAACCGGGTCAGGTATCAAGACCGTCGGGAAATCCACCTAGGTCACCCAGGATGTACACGGATGTTGGTGACTGACCCAGGTTTCTACCGCCGTTCCTGGCCCGCCGTGAGATGACCGGGTCCCCGCGAGAGGTCGTGTTGGTACTCTGGTGGTAGGTAACTTACATAAGAAGAGAGTAGTATTATATTACCTATATATTATGCAATAACATATGTAATATACTAGTATCTCCTTGGTGACCTTCCTACCTTCCTTGACAGGTGTATCTACCGCCGTGGTGACCGCCGTTTCTACCGTGTACATCCTAGGTTACCCACCCAAGTTTCCCGATATTCGAGGTACCTGACCCAGGTTTCTACCGCCGTACCGGGCACGCCTTTTAAAAACATCGGGTATCACCTACTTCTTCTTGTGTTCAACGCCTCGGATCTCACTGCAGATCTTCCAGATGAAGGAACTGTCCTTACGTTTGACCGAGGTTACGTTCTTGAGGGTACGAGGTGCCAACTTGGTCAGGAACTTGTCGATGATGATGTTACCGTCTTGCACGAGGTTGGATGAACGGACGTAGGCATAGAACATGGAGCGGACATCAGCAGGACACGTGTACTTGCTCTGGTCATGTCTCAAGTCCTCCAACTTGGTACGTTTGTACAGGGTCTCAACTGCCTTGGTACTGGGTGCAGCATCGGTGAAGTACATCGTCTTAGGTGCACTTCTTTTGGCGGGAGGTTTGCTGAGGTTGGACTCGTACTCTGGCAAACGGATGAGCATCCCGATGAAGCTGTCCACGGATATCTGTATACCATCGTGGGTGATGATCTCCTTGGTGACCTTCCGGAACTCCTTGTCAGACTTGAGTTGTTCAGCGAGGATGGATATCTGGATTAACTTCTTGTAGTCCCTCATCGAGACCTTCATGAGAACGCGCTTGGGTAACTCTACTTCCATTATGATGTGATGTTTAGATAACGGGAGAAAACGTGCGCTAAAAGGCTGGCTCAATCTCATGAGAACATACATATATAACTGGGAGGTGTTGGACCCGTCGGCGAGATTTAAGGTCCATGCATATGGTCTGAAGGAGGACGGGACATCGGTTACTCTCGTCATCACCGGGTACTATCCCTACTGCTACTTCGATGAACTCGAGGAGGAGGACGTCAACTACATCTCCGGCAGATCAGGTATATACCCGGTATCCTACTCGAAGAGGTACATGACGTCAACCCTGGACATAACCTCCAACAAGGTGTACACCAAGCTTGAGTTCACCACCTACACCGACATGAAGAAGTTCTCGAACTACCGCCGGAGTTACATGGATGACGTGGACCCCATCACCGGTTTCCTCAGCGCTAACTCCTTCATGTTCACAGGATGGTATGAGGTCACCGGGAGAAAGAAGGTAACTGTCAACCAGATCAAGTACCTGCCGGATGAGATGGGCATCACGTACCCCAAGATTGGGTGCATCGACATAGAAACCATGTCAACCACCGGGACAGGAATGCCGAAACCGTACAAACGTGGTGATACCATCGAGATGATCAGCATGGTTTTCAAGCGGTACCTAGAGGAAGGGAAGTACACCAAGTACCTCCTCTACGTCGGGACCGAGGAACTGGGTCATGGTTACACCCCGTGCAGGGACGAGCTGGACCTGATCGACAAGATGGCCGACATCATACTCAAGGAGTCACCCAATGTCATCACCGGGTACAACATCTTCGGGTTTGACCTGGGGTATATCATATCCCGGTTGAAACTTAGGTTGTTACCTCTGCCCAACATGGCCGTGGGTAAGGGAGTCACCAGAACTTACAAGGTCAACTGGACCAGTAGCGCATACGGCCAGAATACCTACGACAGGGTGGAGATCAGTGGCCGGGTCTTTGTTGATCTCATGCTGTTCTTCCGCCGGATGAAACTCGACAGGTACTCCTTGGACTTTGTCTCGCGCAAGTACCTCGGTGAGGGGAAGAAGGACATGTCACCCGAGACCATGTGGAAGTACTTCCGTAACCGGGATGTCGACGGGCTGAGGAAAGTTGCTGAGTACTGTATCCATGACAGCATGTTGACCCTCATGTTGTTCGACAAGTTCTACATCTGGACAGACACATGCGAGATGAGTAACGTCATGAAATGTAACATAGAGGACATCTACACCCGCGGTGAACAACTCAAGGTCCTCAACCAGATCATCTACAAGTGTGTGGAGAGAAACTTGGTCTTGACACGCCGTGTAACTCCGCCGTCCAAGGTCGATTATCAAGGTGCTTACGTCCTGGACCCGAAGAAGGGGATCTACGAGGGGTGCACCGTCATGGACTTCCAGTCTTTGTACCCGAGTATCATCATCGCGTACAACATATGTCCCTCCACCTACCTCCCGGGTTCCTGTTACTCGAAGAACCGGGTGAATACCATCGGCAAACACACCTTCCGTAAGTCACCCATCGGCATTCTACCTGATCTGGTGAAGCACCTGTTGTCATCCCGGGTGTCAGTCAAGGACCAGATCAAGGGAACGGATGACCCACTGACACGGATGGTACTGGACCGGAGACAGAATGCACTCAAGATCTGCGCCAACAGTGTGTACGGTATCACGGGTTTCACCGGTAACAAATACATGGGTCATATACCAACGGCAGAGAGTATCACCAGTACCGGACGTGAGTTGTTGAACTCCGTGGTTGATACCATTGGTAAAAAGTTCCCCGTGGAGGTTGTGTACGGGGATACAGACTCATGTATGATACACCATATGGGAACCGGCAGAGAAATGGCCGAGGAGATAGTCATGTACATCAACAAGACGTTACCACCCCCGTTGAAGTTACTGGTTGAGAAGTACTACGACAAGATGGCGTTCCTGACCAAGAAGAGGTACCTCATGTACGATGGGAATGTGGTTACCTACAAAGGTGTAGCTGGTGCCAGAAGGAACTACTGTAACTTCACCCGGGAAATCTACATGGACACGGTGAGGAAGATCTTCGAGTCAGACCCGGAGGAGGTACTTGAGTTCGTGGTCAAGTCCATACACCGTCTGTTGAAGGGCAGGGTACCCATGAAGGACCTGGTGATGACAACAGCCGTGAAGGAGATAGACAACTACAAGAATCCCAACACACCACACGTGTTCCTGGCCAAACGTTTACTCACGGATGGTATCGAGTGTGAGGGAACCCGGATGGAGTACCTGTTTGTCTCCGTGCCCAAACCCAAGTTACAGGGTCAGAGGATGTTCACACCCGATGAGGTACAAGAGTTGGATCTGCCGGTAGATTACCCATACTACGTTGAGAAACAGCTGGTCACGGCAATAGATGAACTCCTGGATCTTATCGGGTATGGTGGATGTGTGAAGAACATTGCCGTTAGATGCCGCCAGTAGGTACCGCCGTAGCCAACTTCGGGTGAGGTACCTTTTTAAAACCTAGGTCAGGTATCAAGACCGTCACGAGATTTACCTAGGTAGTACTGTGTGTACACGGATGTTGGTGACTGACACAGTGTCCCACGCCGTCATACACTTCGGGAGGTAGGGAACATGGGGTACACCACCTCGGTACAGGAACGAGAGGATAGGGAACACGGGTACTCCACCTAGGTAGGTTACCCCTGTCAAGGAAGGTAGGAAGGTCACCAAGGAGATACTAGTATATTACATATGTTATTGCATAATATATAGGTAATATAATACTACTCCCTTCTTATGTAAGTTACCTACCACCAGAGTACCAACACGACCTCTCGCGCGGACCCGGTCATCTCACGCCGTCATACACTTCGGTGCCTACCCATATCGGACCCGGTTTCTAACTTCCGTTCCCTTACCCGATGGGAGACTACGTCATGAACTACCCTGCGTTAGTCACCAACATCCGTGTACACACAGTGTTACCTACCCAAGTTTCCCGACGGTCTTGGTACCGGAACCGATTTTTACCTAGTAGACCCCGTGTTTTACCCTACGCCCCGGTTCCACACTTCGTGCACCCTATGTTCCAGTTCCAACCTATGTAATAACCCAGTCCCAGTTCCACACCAACCCTATGTACCAAACCCTAAGTTATACCCCTATGTTTATATACCCCATGTATCATGTACCATACCCTCGTTCTTTGTGTCTGACACCAGGGGTTTGCCAGTTTTTAAAAGGTCAAGGAGACGTTGGCACACTTGACCAAGTCCGAGAACACCTTCAGGGAGTACGGAAACTCACGCATGGTTATATCCGTGGATGAACAGACGTAACAACTTCTCTGGGTCATGGGAAATTCCCCGCAGTTTCTACACACTGGTATCTTACTCATGTCGCTCTGCCTGATGGTATCCATTAACACGTTGGCAGCACCGTGAGAGATCGCGGCATCAACCTCCATCTCACCCATCTTAAGTCCACCACCGTGTTTCTTTCCGGACACAGGTTGACGGGAGAATACCTCCGTTGGTCCTATCCAGCGAATGTACACCTTGTCTGCCGCCTGATGTCTCAACGGTAGGTAGTATACGGTACCCAGGTGGTGGATCGTGCTGATGATGTCACCGGTCATACCGTTGTACATGCACGTGGTGTTCCGTTCCTCCATCTCCAACACCCGGTCTATGTCCAACGTGGAGGTGAACGGGGTACCATCGAACATGGGAGTTCCCGTCATGATACAGTCGGTACCAATCACCGCTTCCAGTAGCTGACCCATTGTCATACGTGACGGGATACCATGTGCGTTGAAGATGATGTCAGGCACGGTACCATCGTCGGTGAACGGCATGTCTTCAGGCTTGAGTAACAGACCCACGACACCCTTCTGAGCATGCCGGGACGCAATCTTGTCTCCCACCGACAGGAACCGGTAGATGTCTCCCTCCCGTCCAATGTTGGTGACCAGCCGCGGGTAACTCTCGATGTCCATATCCGGTTCCAACTTGGATGAGCGAACACGGGATGCAAACAAACCCCGGTCAGCTGCAGCGCGATTCACGATGATAGCATCCTCCATGTTGTACCCAGTGTATGACATAATTGCCACGATCAGGTTCACGCCATTCGGTGCTTCGTGCAGACCCAACATAGATGAACCAGCGGTTGTCACCAGCGGGCGCTGTGCATACACCAGGTACTTCCCCTCGGTGTGCATGGGAGGGTTAGGCACCATCTGCATGGCCTGCTTGATCATGGATGACGCGAAGATGTTTCTTGCCGCCTGGTTATGGTTGGCGAACGGGATGAGAGATGCACTTGTCCCGAGTATGGACATGGGGTTCAGGCTGACTTGTTCCTCTGATGGGTCTATGTACATGTCACCCACTGGTCTCATGAGTCTCCCACACCATGTACGGATGGCAAAGTCCTTGGAGATGGAGACGTACTTGAACCTCATCTTCAGGTACTTCCGTATGTACCGGCAGTCTTTCTCGGACACCGTGCCAATACACATGCCGTCGAAGAGTACCCGTTGACTTCCCTTCCCCAGGTACCTGCACAGGTAGTCGAAGACACGTTTCGTATCCACCGGCGGACTTATCACGGTGGTGAGTGCCAGATGTTTCACCAAGCCGGTGGTTTTCCCTTCCGGTGTTTCCGACAAGCAGACGTACCCCATCTGTGACGAATGGATCTGCCTCATGTCCCTACCCGCTGAGTTCTCATCACAGGGAACTACGATCTTTCTTACACTTGACATGGTATCAAACGTGGATCTCTTACTCAACTGGATTACCATCTTGGGGTACATCCGGCCACCGATGGACATGACACCGGTCTTCATCATCGTCATGATACCGTCCGTTGACTCACCCCGTGTCAGGACATTGTCAAGGGAGGTACCAATTAACATACCGGCAGTACGGAAGATCTTGTTCTCAAACGAGTCCCGGTCCGTCGTGTTCTTCCTGCCCAGGTACACGGCTGTTGCTTCACCGATCATGTACACGACAGTCTCCACGATGATGGGGTCCAACATCTCATCCGGTACGTAATCCACCCGGAACAACATGTCCTTCATCGTCTGTTTGCTCACGGTGATGACGTCCCCTTCGTACGGTTTGAGGGAGGACATGATAAAGGAACTTGTTGTGGGGTCATCTATCCCCGTCACCACCTTGTTCAGGTCGGTGTCAAACATGGTCATGAACCGGTCGAAGGAAACACGGAGACTGCTCTTCTTCCGGCGTTGTTCACCGCGGAACATAGTTGTCTCAACCGGTTCCAACTCCTCCTCGATCTGGGAGGCAAACATGGAGACGTCGATGTATATTTCTCCGGGAGAGACATACATTCTCACGGGAAAACTCGCGGACGGGAACCGGGTTGTCACCAGTACCTCATCCCCCTTGACACTGGTGAACACAACTTCCTTGGCCTTGAGTTCCTGGATGACGGGGACCTTCTCGATACCGTTGATGATGAAGTACCCATCTTTCGTCATCCAAGGTACCTTGATACCCCGGGTGCAGTTGGCCATGTAGGTTCCACCCTCGAGCAGGACCTGGTCAGGGTCATCATACGACAGGATAGAGTACCCGTGTTTCTCCAGTACGGACGTGATGATCTCCCGGTAGATAATATCTTGGTTAGCTAGGTAGTCCATTACAAAGTTAGGGCGCAAACACATGAAATACACATGAGTGCCAATCAAACTGAGATGCACATAGGGTAAAACGTGATGTGGCCGTATACCAACATGTCTGAATTACCTACCATACGTGATATCACCTGGGTGACACCCTCTGACTTCTCCGAGAAGAAACTTGACATCGGTGAGGAAACCAAGGACAAGAAGAACATCCGTGTCCCACTCGTGTACAAGTACAACAAGACCCGGTACCCTTTTGCCCTGACCACCGTGAAAGACGAGGATGCCTACTTCAGGTCCAACGGGGTTGAGGAGGACTCCTATGTCGTGGCCAAGACCGGTAACCGCACCAAGTTGGGAACCAATGTCATCAAGCTGTACCTCGAGAAGGACAACGAGTACCACGAGGAGTTCTACAACACGATGGAGAAAGTCCGTTCTCACATCAAGAAGAAGATCGACAAGGAAACCGGCGAGAAGAACAACGTCATGATCAAGGGTATGTACGACCTGGTTGACGATGATAAGACGGTCACCGGTCACGTCATCACAGCCAAGTTAATCGAGAGCCGTAAGGGTGACGTGTACACTGCCGCATACGACGATGAAGAACAGGTTGATGTACTCAAGGTTGGCAAGTGTGTCACCCGTCCTGCCCTGATCTTCGGCTACGTCATACCCGATGAAGGGAACGAGTACCGTATCTCCGTGTCCATGACCCAGATGTACGTCAGGAAGCAGAGTAACTTCCCGTTGCGTGACCGAGAATAGGTAGGTTATTTCCTGCCTTTTTAAAACGAAGTCGTCTGAGGGGGGTAAACGGCCGCAGGTGGATGACAACATGTATCTTCTCTGTATAAAATTCCAGTACCTCCACCGGTTGATGGACTACATAACCGACGGTTGCGAGTGTATCATATACACGGACGACATCCACTGTGTGCTGGTGTTCCCCCACTTGGACCAGGAGACTGGCTCATGGATGGAGAACTTGGGTATTCCACTGGCTGACTTCCGACGTGTTGACTCGAGGGACATGTTGTTGTTCACCACGGTACCCAAGGTCAGCATGTACCATTCCATCACGGACTTCCTGGGTGTCACCGATGTATCCTACTCCGAGATGTTCATGGAAGACTTGCACCTGCACGAGGTACTTGAAGTGCTCTTGACCAACCGAGTGGAAGTCGGACCTTTGATAACGGCCTCTGACCCCATGGTGGTGTTCGCCTGCAACTTTGTCACGAATGTACCGGAATATTCACCCAAGTTGCTGGGTATGATACAGTATCAGGCTACACTGGTGGGAGACGATGCGTACCCGGTGAATCCCATCAGGTGTACACGGCTGGAGATGGAGAGCGAGATGAAACGCATTTCTGTCGAGTTACATGCCCAGTTCATCGCCAACTTATGCGATTACCACCTTAGTGTACTGTACAACAAGCACAACATGAAGGCCAGAACCTTCTCCGAGATGAGGATTGTCACCGTGTTGTACGAGAACTACGTGTCCAACCACGTGTCCATCCACGGAGATGGGAAAGGTATCATCCTCTGGAAGTTCGAGGACGGCCTGTGGAAGGAGACATCAACGGCCATGATCTGGTTGGAACTGGTCCGGTCCTTCACCAGTTACCTGGCCAAGTGCTCCTACGACCTGGAAGACGTGCTCCTGTACATCGGGTCTGTCTCCTCCCGCGAGAGAATACAACGGGATCTGATATACCGGTTGGCTGATGACAACTTCCCGTCCAAGTTAAACACCAATATCTCCCTCATCGGGATGGACAACGGTGTTTACGACGTAGAACGAGGTCAACTCCGGGATACTCTACCGGGTGATTACATATCCATGTCTACCAGGAACAGGTTACACCCACACATGGATGAATACCGCCGTGAATCCCTGATGAAGATCCTGTCCACCGTGTTCCCAGACGAGGAGATACTCGAGTACTTCATCCAGTCCTGTGCCATGTTGCTCGAGGGTGAGAACAAGAGTAAGGTGGTGTACATCTGGTGGGGTAAGGGGAACAATGGTAAATCCATGGTGGAGAAACTCCTGAATCTGGCACTCGGTGACTATGCTACGGTGGCAGCTACGTCGTTGATCACCAGTAAAAGATCCGGTGCTGACTCTGCTACACCCCAGTTGTCGGCACTTGAGGGTAAACTTGTGGTATTCCTGCAGGAACCTAACCCCAACGAGGTTATTCGCATCGGGATGGCCAAGGAATTAAGTGGCGGTGACAAGATTACCACCCGTGCCCTCTTCCGTTCTCCACGTACTTTTGTACCCAAGTTTAAACTCGTGATGGTGTGTAACAACGTGATGGAGATACCTAACATCGACGTGGCCTTTACCAACCGTCTGGTGGTGATACCGTTCAAGAGTACGTTCTACACGAAGGACAGTTACGACAGCAAGAAGAACAAAGGTCCGTATGACTTCCTGATGGACACGAGGTTGGGTAGAAACATCGGTAGTTACGCCGGTGTATTCCTGCACATGTTAATCGAGGAGTACAACAAGATCAAACACCGAGAGATTGTACCACCTCCCATGATCCGTCAGCTAACGAAGGAATACGTGGAGTCCACCAACTCGTCGCTGACCTTCATCAAGAAGTACCTGGTGCCAGACCCGGGCATGGGTGATATACCGGTTAACATGATCTTCCAGGAGTACCGACGGTGGGTGACCCAGGTGTCGAACAGACGTCCAGTGGAGGAAACCACGTTCCTGATCGAGTTGGAGAAGTCGGATTACGTACTGTATGAGAACAACGTGATGGACGTTAGATGCACGTTCGAGTTCTAACTTAAGTTTTTAAAACTTGGGTCGGGTACCTCCAATGTCGGCTGTGCGTGTACCAATGTTGGGAACTCACACACGGTAGTTCATGACGTAGTCTCCCGTTAGGTATGGAAACGGATGTTGGAAACCGGGTCAGGTATCAAGACCGACGGGAGATCTGGGTAGGTAAACCTATGCGTGTACCAATGTTGGTGACTGACGTACAGTGGAGACTACCTGAGTTTCTAGACCGATGGGGGTTACTCCGTGAAACTTGGATCCGGTACCTAGACCAACAGGAAATCTACGTAGGTAACATTGTGCGTGTACCAATGTTGGTGACCCATACAGTGTCCCACGTTAGGTAGTTCCCGCGGAAGGTGGAAACGGATGTTGGAAACCAGGTCCGGTACCTCCAATGTCGGGAAACTTGGGTAGGTAACATCGTGTGTGTACCAATGTTGGGAACTCACACACGGTAGTTCATGACGTAGTCTCCCGTTAGGTATGGAAACGGATGTTGGAAACCGGGTCAGGTATCAAGACCGACGGGAGATCTGGGTAGGTAAACCTATGCGTGTACCAATGTTGGTGACTGACGTACAGTGGAGACTACCTGAGTTTCTAGACCGATGGGGGTTACTCCGTGAAACTTGGATCCGGTACCTAGACCAACAGGAAATCTACGTAGGTAACATTGTGCGTGTACCAATGTTGGTGACCCATACAGTGTCCCACGTTAGGGTAGTTCCCGCGGAAGGTGGAAACGGCGGTGTATGACAGTCTTTCTTTCCCAGGGGGGGGGGGGTATCTCACAAGGTAGTTCCCGATGGCCAATACTGGGGAAGTCTACGTAGATCATCCGGGAGGTATACGAATGTTGGTGGCTGACACAGTGTCCCGCGTGAGGGTAGTTCCCGCGTGAGATGACCGGGTCCCCGCGAGAGGTCGTGTTGGTACTCTGGTGGTAGGTAACTTACATAAGAAGAGAGTAGTATTATATTACCTATATATTATGCATAATACTATAGTATATTACAAGTTTCCCACCTTCTCCGACATGAGTGTATCGACAGGGGTGGAGTACCGCTGTGGAGTACCCGGGTGGAATACCATGGTGGGTGTGCATCGATGGGAGAAACGGCAGATTTCCCGTCGGTCTTGATACCAGGCCCAGTTTCTACTTCCGTTCCTACATCCATTGGAAAACTACGTCATGAACTACCGTGTGTGAGTTCCCAACATTCATGTACCTCCTGGGTTAACCACCCAAGTTTCCCGACATTGGGGATACCTGACCCGGTTTCCAACATCCGTTTCCATACCTAACGGGAGACTACGTCATGAACTACCGTGTGTGAGTTCCCAACATTGGTACACACACGATGTTACCTACCCAAGTTTCCCGACATTGGA